CGTGTTCTCAATAACGCTCAGTAAATTAAAGAGGCCAACTTTTAAATGGCAAATTTGAGAAGTCAAACTCTTAAATATGACACTTTAGGACATGACCTTTAAACATGAAAATAGAACTTGGGAACCTCAACCCTTTAAATGAGGAAAAATTCTTTGAGGAATTTAATTCTCTTGAAGAATCTGCTCGCGAAGAAAGAATCCGGTCTGTCGTAAAAGAACGAAACGACATATTGGATGCTAACCGAAAACTTTTTGCTCGAGCTAAAGAAGCGGACGGTTTTAAACAGGATGAGGAAGGAAATTGGACTAAAACGATTGAAAAAAAATCTGACGCTAAATCGGTTAAATCAGACGATAAGCTATTGGAACGGCTGGATAAAATGGCCAAGAAAATGGCCAATATCGAGGCCGGTGAGCAAGAAGAACTTTTTAACAAATGGAAGACGGACACCAATCGGGAAGCTGATGACATAATCAGTAACCCTATCTTTCAGAAAGAACTAGGAGAGTTGAAAACCGCTAAAGCGAATCTGGCGGCCACCTCTGACATAAAAGGAGAACACGGCGAATCGGGAGTTAAGAACACTCCTGATTACTGGATTGCTAAAGCCACCAAGGGGCCGGACGGGAAATTATTGTTTTCGGACGAAACCCCCAAGGAGCTTTATTCTAAAATACTGGAGAAATTGGCGGAAAATGAACCTGGTAATTCTGAAGCATTGAAGTTCTACAACTCTAAGTAGTCGATCATAGCCATTTGTCTGGTTCTCTAAAAACTAAATATCTGTTTATGGTATGTTTTCTCTATTTTAGGAGAAGATAGGTCATAACACAGACAGATAATCTTGGCAAATACAGTAACTTATGAAACTCTTTTTGAGCGGGACATGCAAGAGCGTTTAGCCCGTCCCCAAAACTGGAAAGAAATGTGCAAGGTAACCATGAGCAATACTCGTGTTATTACCTCGCAGTCCATTTCTACTACCGGTGATTGGGCGGCAACAGGCACTCTGACCCGTGGAACCGCGTTTGATCCGACAGATGTCGCGGAAGTCGCAGACACCCTTACGATCTCTACCAGCCATCATGTTACCACTTACTTTGACTTTGGTGATCTTTCCCAATCTCCATGGACGACTGAAAAAGAAATCTTTGGCCGCGCGGGAGAGCGGATTGGAGAGCGAATCGAAATTGAAGTTTTGGGACAACACGCAAGCTGGAGAAATATCGGAGGATCAGGTGGAGCTTGGACTGACAACACCGATGTCGCTCTTGCCGCATCAGCTTCCAACATTGACGACCTGGCACGCCTTATTAGGACTGTGATCAGGACACAAAATGGAGCTAATTTGATGGCAAGAAACGGAGTCGGGGTTGTGTTACATCCTACAAGTTTTCAGTTCGTGGAGGCTTTTGCTCAGGCTTTTTCAAAACTATTAGGCCTGGTTAAATCCTTTCTGATATACGGCGAAAATCCAGAAGTGGGCAACGCCTTGCAAGGTTCCTTCGCATAAAGCGAATACCGGCAACAACGACTGAGCGAAAGGAAGCGCAAAAATGCGCTATACAACAGTCTGAACATGGGTATAACAAAAGAAGCCCATGAGAGATATCCGAAGCGGTATCTCCGCACATTGAAAACTTAATTGAGGAGTTGAAAAGTATGTTTGCTCATGCTAAAATAGAGGCATGGATAAACAACAAAAAGAAAAACAAAGGGAGATGTATAGGAAGATGAGGCAAAATCCAGAATGGGTAAAAAAGTACAGAGAATACCACCGAGCTTATGATAAAAAGTGGCGAAAAGATAACCCAAAATATGCCGAATCTCATAGAAATCAAATGCGAGAATGGGGTAGAAAAAATGCTAAGCGGATTTATGAGAGACGGAGACAGAGGCCTTACGAAAAGATAGCCGCGACTATAAGAAGTCGTATGAATGATTTTGCTAAAAGAGGGTGGGGTTCGGAAAAAACAGAAAAACTGCTTGGCTGTACATTCAAGGAGTTAAAAATACATCTTGAAAAACAATTTAAGCCAGATATGACTTGGAATAATTACGGCTTCTATGGGTGGCATATTGACCATTTTAGACCCCTTTCTAGCTTTAATTTGAAGAACTCTAAGGAGCGAAAAAGGGCGTGGCACTACACAAATCTCCAACCTTTATGGATGAAAGAAAATCTCCAAAAGCACACAAAAATTCTCAATTAAGCAATGTGAAGTAACAAAATTGAATGGTTTTGCGTCAGCAGATGACGCGTTGAAAAACGGCCTTGCGCCCCAGGTTAAATATCTTGGTGTAACTTGGTACGTTTCCAATGACAACGTGGCTGATCATGCCTTTGCAGGCGTGAGAAAAATCCAGCGTCTTGGACTCCTTACCGGAACTTTCGGAAGGATGCACAAATTCCCCGGTATCGCGGGAACTTCGGGTGGTATTCAATCGGGTATCGCTTTTCACACACGCGTTGATTTGGGACACCTGACTCCTACTGACCATGCGGCACTGGTATATGATGTTCGGGATGATAACTCAGCTTAGTACTTGTGATACTACTCTGGGGCTTTAAGGCCCCGGGGATAGCCCCAAAAGTATGGTATTTCCAGAAACTTTATTTGCATACATTGGCACCGAAGAAACCTCGTATAAAACGAGGGAAATTCAGATAGGTGAAAATTGGACATGGAATATGGCCCAGCATTTAAGTTTGAGTTTTCACCTTAAGCACGGAAAATATCTTAATATCTCAAACGACCCCAGAACCAAACCGCCCTTTAATAATATAATCCTCCCGATTTTAGAGTTTAGATATGCCGCAGAAGATAGGGATGTTAAGGATATAATTTTTGAAACCGAAGACCCCGAGTATCAGCACTTGTCGTTCTTGGTAAAAAAATACTGGGATGATGTATTCACCATAGAAAATAATCTTGATGAATTTCTGGATGACGCGGTGGAGGAGAAAGTGGACTTTGGCGGATGTCTGGTAAAAAAAGGCGTGGGAGCGGTGCCTGAAGTTATACCCCTACAATCCATAGCATTTTGCGACCAGACAGATATTTTAGGCGGCCCGATAGGATTTAAGTTTAATTTCTCGCCCGAAGCCCTTAAAAGAAAAGCCAAGATTGGATGGGGAGAGAAGAAGAATGGCGCGGATACAACGATTGACGAACTGATAACCATGGCCTCCAAGCAAAAGGACTCTGCTGGTCCTAATCAGGTAGGACAACAAAACGAAGTTACTGGGAAAAATATAGAGGTCTATGTAGTAAGAGGAACTCTACCCTCTGCATACTTAAAGGGCCATGATATGGAGACCTTAACAAATCAAGTTCAGGTCGTAGGTTTTTATCAAGACGAAAAAGGAAGACACGGGATAACTCTATATAAATCAAAAGAAACCGAGAGTGTATTGAAATTCCACTCGCCTAAGAAAGTTTTTAACCGGGCTTTAGGTTGGGGAGGAGTGGAGGCACTACTCGATCCCCAGATTTGGGCTAACTTTGCCGAGGTAAATAAAAATAATCTCTTAAAAGCGGCTTCTAAAATAGGATTCTTCACGGATGATGACGGATATTCCAACCGAAACAAAATTCGGGACATGGAGAATCTTGAGATAACTACGATTGATAAAGAGTCAAGGTATGGTATCCGTCAGATTCCTAACGCATCCTCGAACATTCAATTATTTGACCAGAGAGTCAATGAATTAGAAGCCCACGCGCAAAAGCTCGCAGGAGTAACAGACCCCCTTTTAGGCAAACCACCTCCGGCTGGGACTCCTTTTAGATTACAAGAAAGGGTAGTTTTTGAAGGCAAAAAACCCCACGAACGCACCGCAGGAAAATTTGATAAATTCGTAGAGGAAATTATGAACGATTGGGTGATTCCCCACATGATAAGAGAAATTGTTAAAGGTAAAACATTTCTTTCCACCCTCACGTCAGATCAAATGGAATATGTAATGAAAAGAGTCCCACGCAATCGGGCTGTTAAAAGACAGATAGAAGATGTTTTGTCGGGTAAAGTCCCGCCGGATATATCAATTTACGAAGAGGAAGAAAAACAAAAATTGCTTCAAAACGGAAATCAGCAAGTTCTTGAAGTTCTTAAAGATGAATTTAAAAACGTGAGAATGAAGGTTAAGGTTAGGGTATCCTCCAAACAAAAAGATATGGCTCAATTCACCGATAAGTTAGTAAATGTGTTGCGTCAGTATCTAACTCTCCCTCCGGAAGTCAAGCAAGACCCCGTAACAGTAGAGTTATTAAGCCAAATACTTGAGGCGAGTGGAATTTCTCCGGCTTCGCTTGGGAAATTTACTACGGCCTTATCTGCGCCAGTGCCACAGCTCACCGAACAAGCGACTATGCCTATACAGGCATTATCTAAAAGAGAAGTTATAACAGCGTAAAAAATGGCTACAATAGCAGATATCAACCAGGAGGCGCGGGACTTATGCGATGCAGACACGACAAGTTACCCCGCGGCAACCCTCCTAAGACGTATAAATAAAGCATACGAGCAGATCGTAGGTTGGCTTATTAACGCCGATGGAATATGGGAATTTGATGACAGTAATTATACAACCACTCCAATCGGAACTTATACGTTAGTCAATAATCAAAGGAGTTATACTTTTGCCGCCGATTTTCTTGATTTGTTAGAAATATCCGTAATGGATTCCAATGGAACATATAGGAAAATTAAACAGTTTGACCCCGTTATAGAAGTCCTATCAATTGAGGAATTATACGGAACAACTACCGGATTTCCACAAAGATATGATTTAGTTTCAGATGATACGATTAAATTTTATCCGAACATATCCTCATCAAATGTTACATTAGCGAGTGGACTACAAGTAAAGTTTAAAAGAACCGCACAAATATATACTTCAGCCGAAGTAACCACGGGAACAAAAGAGCCGGGATTTGCTTCTCCGTGGCACTATATACTTTCTTATATGGCGGCTATTCCTTACTGTATGGTTTATAAAAAAGATAGAGTACCCGCCTTGATAGATGAAGTAGAAAAAATGAAAAAAGAACTTATTAAACACTATACAAAAAGAAACAAAGCCCAAAGAAATATAATGACCAACAAACAGGAACCATATTTTTAATATGCCAATATCTCCGACTTTAGAAAACAAAAATACAGCCCTTACAGCCACACTTGAAGATAAAGTAGGGAACACTATTACTTGGGATGAAGCCACCGGCACTTGGATCGAGAATGAAGGCACTTGGGATAATCCAGAAACAGGGGCGACTTTAGAGGCAAAAACTACAGCGATAATAGCTTCTTTAGAGGTAAAAAATTAATGGGAATAATAGCCAACATTTTAATAACAGCGACTGTAGCCATAGCTTCAATAATTGGCGCGTATAACTACCTGCCCCTGTCTTTTATTGAGAAATTCGGCCCGGGGATAGAAAATTTAGGAAGTACCATAACCACAATCGCGGCTACCGATACCCTCCGGGACTCCCGCTCAACAATAAATACTAATTTTTCTAACTTAAATTCTGACAAAATGGAGGGTTCTACTACATCAGTTGCTTCCATAACCACGTTATCAGGACTTACAACCGCGTCTAATCTTGTAACTGTCGGGGCATTATCATCCGGCTCTCTGGCTTCGGGATTTACCGCAGTTACTGTTCCGCGTGGCGGCACCGGCTCAACTACGCTTTCTCAATATCAACTTCTTTTAGGAAACGGAGTGGGGACTGTAACCACGACCAATGGCTGGGGAACTTCGGGGCAGTTTTTGCAATCACAGGGCGCGGGCGAGGCTCCGAGCTGGCAAACATCCAGCATAGACCAAGCCGCGGCTTATACTTGGACAGGACAACACGATTTTAATGCCGGAGCGACTTCAACCTCGGCTACTACCACCTCACTTTATGTATCGGGTCATGCTTCAACCAGCCGAATAACCACAAATTCTTTGGGGGTGGGGATTGCAACAACCACGAATAATAATCTGCAAGTTGTTGGAAACATTCAAGCAAACGCCATCTCATTGTCTGGTGGATGTGGTGGGTGTCCAATGGCTTATGACGCTTCTTCTACGGTATTTTCTGTATCTTCGGGAACTACAACCTATGCGAGTAATATTCCAGTAACCTCAAATATGGGGGTGGGGAAATTTAACATAATTGGTGGCGCAGGGACTGATTTTTCGGGAGATATAATAATTTTTCGCAATGGCAAAACCGCTTCAGTAGTTCAAATAGAAAACAATACAAATGATGGTCGAGCGATTTATTCGTTTATTTGGAGCGGTGCGTCATTGGAAGTAGGAGAAACAAGTGATAATACCACATCAATAGAGGGTATTATGTATTGGTATAAATAAAATGGGACGACAAATCGAAACAACTATAACAGATTTTACCGGAGGGGTTACTACCGAAGCCCGGACTAAAGATAAGCGTAAAGCTCGCGCTCTTAAGCATTTTAATATATTAAGTTCGGAAGATAGGTTGATTCCTTATAGGAGATTTGAGGCCGATACCTTTAATTCGGCGCTTGGGGCCTCGGTAGCAGCCAACGGAGTAAGGATAGTAAAGTTTTTGACTTATGGCACAAGGCAAGCAGGAACCATGATGTTCGGTCTTGGAACAGGAACCAACGCAGGAGGAGATGTAACAGACGACACTCCACGACTTTATTATCGCAGTGTTACGGATATTTTTGTGCATGATAACTGGTTAGGAGATTCCGCGACCACCGGGATAGTAAATGAAAATCTTTTTATTGAGTTTAGAGGAATTGCTTACGCGGCCCGCGCTAATGAAATTATCCAATGGACACTGGACGTCATAACTCCTTTTGGAGGTTCAGCATTTGCAAGTTCTCGCAGCTTGACCTTTGTGCAGATTTTTCAGGGATTGGTTCACTCGGCCAAGAGTATATTGTATGTACCCTATATGACCCTCACTGGAGCGTTTATTGCAACCAATGTCGATGGCGCATGGGGTGGGGCATCAAGTGATACCGCATTAACTATTTATACTCATCCATCATCCGATACCGGAACCGGTGGGAAAATAGACCTTTGCGAGAAAGGAAACTTCATAGCCGTGGCATTTCAGCCGAAATTCGTCGGTGGAAATTCTTATGTATATTTATGGGATGGTAATGCTGCTTTAGCTGATGTTTCCGAATCAATAAGCTGGGGCGTGGAGAATATAGAACTGATTGAAGATATAGACGGATATTTAATAGGCATAAGCACACAAGGAGCAAACAGCGCGGCTAATTTTTCGGACTCGGCTAAGGTTTTAATAAAGTATTGGGACGGAGTGAGGGTGAATCCATTACTGGAACTTAGATGTGATGATAGAACCATACAGATTTCTCAAAAACAAAAAGTAAATAATAGAATGTATTTTATGATGTCTTGTAAGATAAGCGGAGCGTGGCATGAGGGAGTATGGAGTATCGGAAGAAATAAGAACGGACAATTCGCTCTGGCCCTGGAATATCAATTAAATAATGACACTCAAGCCACGGCCGTCTCCTTAAAAGGATTTAAGCTGGTAGGGGATTATATGGTTATCTCCTATGTGGATAATAGTACTTATACCCTAAAAGTTACTGATGACGCGGCTACATTTTCCGACACTTCAATTTACGAATCACCTATTTTTAACGGGGGGGGTGCCGCGCTTAAAAAGGACTTATTGGGAATAACAGTAATGACCGAACCTTTAGATGATTCTCCGGCCGCACAAGTGGTGGTGAGATATAAAAAAGACAATGACTCTTCGTGGACTACGCTTTTAACTCACGATACGGATGCGGCTATATCGGCATCTGCGGCCGGTGCGCAAACTTCTCCTGCGGCGTTTCCCAAAGATTACAAAGAGATTCAATTTCGTTTGGAAAGCACCGCAAGCGCGGTGATTACGGGATATAGTTTTAGAGAAGAAGTACAAGACAAAAGACCCTACTAATGGACGAATTAAAAATCAGACAAATTGTAAAAGAGGAGCTTTCAATACTTGTTAAGGGTGATAGATTTACTTTTGAAAAACTTATTCAGATTTTAGATGGAAGAAACATTCAATTAGGAACTGGGACTGGAACTAAAATTGGAACAGCCGCGGGACAAAAACTTTCGGTGTATGGAGTTGCGCCCGTAATTCAGGCAGGAGCTATTACTTCACCCGACACAACAGGAGCACAATTAAAAACAGCCGTTGACGCAATCAGAACGGCACTAATCAATTTTGGCATAACAGCATAAATCTATGGTAAATCAAACAGAAGAACAAAGAAAAGCAGCGATGCTGGCCGTGGGACTCTCACCCGAACAGCAAACAGCAGTTACTGGCGGAACTGCAATTACCGGGGCTGATTTGGGTACAACTTCTGCGCCCAACTTTCAGAGATCAACAGATACTCCACCGCCCGACATTTCGGGAATTGACACTACACAAAAAACTGCCACAAAACTTGCTCCGGCAGAGCAAAAAGTTTCGGATTTAACTAAAAGAATAACTGATATACAATCCTCTTTATTGGGGAAAACAAGTTTTACTGCGGAACAGGAGGGGGTAGCAGGACTTCCTGAATTAGAAAAAACTCAAACTGATTTAGCCGCTCAAATTCGCGGGTATCAATTAGAATCTCAAGCGTTACAAAATCAAAAAGTATTAGCCGAAGAAAGAATACAACAAGATATAACAGGTAGAGGAGTTACAAGGGCCGCAAGCAGTGTTATGACCGCGGAAGCACAAAGAAAAATTACTTTACAGCAGGCCGACATAGCCAGTAGGGCATTAACCGCATCGGCTATGTTTGAAGCGATTAAGGGAAACATTGTAACCGCAAATTCACAAATTGACCGTGCCGTAAAAGCGAAATTTGGGGCCAAAGAGGAGGAACTTGCGGTAACTATTGCAAACCTACAAATCGCATTACAGGATCCCCAATTGACGCTCGCTGAAAAGAAACGTGCTGAAGCCCAATTAAAAATTAAAGAAGCGGAGAAGGCCCAAAATGACGCAAAGAAACAAGAACAAACAGATATATTGAATATAGGGGTGGGGGTTGCTCCAAATTTAGCCAAAGTTCCTAATGGCTCGCTTATTTTAGACAAAATTCAAAAAGCCAAAACAAAAGAAGAAGCACTACAATTAGCCATGCCTTATTTGCAAAAACCGGAAGAAAACACTTTTACACAACGCCTAGATGCACAAGGAAATCTAGTAGAATTTGAACTAAATCCACGGGGTCAGATTGTTAATCAAAAAGTTATTTCTCAAAAAGGTGTAGAACCAACCACGGCCCTGTCAGCTGATACCGTAGTTTCTCGTCTTAATTCCGTAGGATTAAATCCAGCAGTGATTAAAACCGGAAATAAACTCACCAAAAACAATGCCGATAAAATAGCGGCTCAAGGAGTTCCGCCCTCGGTAGTTGAATTGATAACCCAAGCAATTTTAGAAGGAGATACTTTAGAGGATATACGACAAGCATTGGCAACCGGACACGGTAAAGATATTGGTTTCGGATATTTGGATAAGTATATGAGCACACTTCAAGAAAAAAAAACTGGCGGAGGAACTAAATTAGATAAATTATTGGAATCTTTATGACCGCTTTAGAACAATTAAGACAAGGTATAGGTGGAGTAAAACTGACTTCGGCTTTAGATTTGTTGCGGCAAGGAGTTATTGAACCCCCACAAGCAGATATTTTTGGTATGAAAACTACTACTCCGGCTTTTATTCCTCCTAAACCCGAACAGCCGAAAGTTAGCATAAAAGATGTATTGCGCGAAGTTCCGGGGGTTATGGGTCAAGCGCGTGAAGCTGTTAGAAAAACTCTTGCGCCAACTAAAGCCGAGATTCTTGCTGAAATTCAGGAAAAAGAACAAATAACTTTAACCCCGGAAGAAGCTAAAAGGCGAGTTTTGGAAAAAATCGGAGAGGAGGTTGCATTTGCTCCAAATTTATTTGCAGTTCTCACAAAAGCCAAGACCCAGACTCCTGAAGAATTTTTTGCCGAACCCCTATCAATAAGGATTGGATTAGATGTAGGTGTTTTAAGTAAAGTAGGAACTAAAATCGGGGCAAGTTTTATTAGCCGAATGGCTAAAGAAACCGATACAAAAGTTATTAAACAGTTAGCGGGACTAGCTGGAGAAGTGATGGACGATATAACGGCAGGATTGGTAAGCAAGGCCAAAACTCCGACTGCGGTAAAACAAATTCTTGATACAAGTGCTCAAAAAATAGCCGCTAAAGTTGCTCCTCATATTGTTCCTGACCTCCAACCCCTCGCCCAAGAAGCAAGGAACGCAGAAAAAGTATTACGAAGAACCTATCTTGAAGCCATTGAGGAGGGAAAAACACCGAGTCAAATTGTGGGACTTCGCAAGGCGGGATTACAAGAAGCACAATTTACGGAAACTGGCCGTGGAGTTTCTGGCGTGCTATCACCCGAAGAACGGATTGCTTTATTCAATAAAACGAAAAATGAGTTTAACCAAGAAATTGCCAAAGCTAAAGAACTCGGATTTGAAAACATTAAAAGCTATAATAGGGCGCAGAGAATGTTAGAAGGTGAGGCAATACCGATAACTGTAGAGAACTTAAAGGGTTTAGCCCCGATTATAAAGAAACAAGCGCAAGCTTTAAAAGAAGATAATTTTATTGCTCTCAAGGAGGTCAAATCCCAACTCACCGATATCTATAATCGGGCGGTGAGGGAGGGGGGATTTGTCGAAGAAACTATAATCAGTCGTCAAGGGATAGGAAAAACACAATTAGAATCTCCTCTAAAAACATATTCCGACTTAGAACCCCTCGCCCAAGAAGCAAGGAATGGAATACAGGTTTTTCATGGAACGACCAAAAAATTTACCGAGTTTGACACCCTTGCAGGAGAAAAAAGTTCAAAACCGATTTCTGCTTTAGGAACTTTCTTTACAAATGAACCCCGAAATGCACAATCAATAGCCAATATAAAGGGTGGTGGGAATGTGATGACCGCTACAATCAAATTAAATAATCCAAAAGTTTATCCCGATTTTACTTCTTTAATCAAAGACGCAGAAGCGGAAGGGAAATTATTTATGACAACAAGTAAAGGTGGGGGGATGTTAGAAAGGGGGAATATAGAACCCGTTGTGAAATTAAGAGAGAAACTGAAAGCGCGGGGACATGATGGTATTATTATTTCAAAAAATACGGCGGAGGGACTACCAGATACCCAGTATATAATTTTTGATAGCAAGAGCGCGTCTCTCGAAGGCATAAAGAGTACGAAACAATTTGAGTCGCTTGCGGAAAGGGCGAAAAATTATAAAACGGCAGACGAGTTTATAAACTCTTTCAAAAAAGAAGCTGTGGATAGTTTTTGTATTAATATATAGTATTATATGCTATAATTGGAAGTATATAAGTAATAAACACTATGAGATACTGCCGAGTTAGAGACAAAAATGTTTATAGTTGCGATCACTATATTTGCAATGAGCAGGGTGGTTCGAAAGTTAGAGGAATGAAGTATTGTAAGGTGAGAAAAACGGAGGTTTATTCTTGCGACCATTATGAATGTCGTAAATAAAATTATGAAGAAGGGTAAATTTATAAGAGAAATTTGGTGGGCAATCAAGACAAAGAGATTAGCCCCCGGAATGTCTTTGTTTGAATACTTTTGTTGGAGAATAGTTAGAATTAGGAAACTGCCAAAGTAACTTTATTTTATAATGAAAACAGAATATAAAAAAATTAAGCCAAGCATTTATAAATACCAACGGAGTGTTCGTGGGCTTATTTTTAAAATGTACGCAAACCAACGCCAAAGATGCAGAGATAGTAAAAGAGTATATAAAAAAATGCCAGAATATAATTCTGAACAATTATATAAATGGCTCGTTAAAAAACCGAAATTTTTGAGGTTGTTTGACCAATGGGCAATGAGCGGCTATCAGAAAAATTTGATTCCAAGTATTGATAAAATAAATCCACTTGGGAATTATTGTTTTAACAACATACAAATAATGACTTGGGCAGAAAATAACAAAAAAGGGAGAAAGGAAAGAAACATCACGCAAGGGAAAAGAATAATTCAGCTAAAGTCCAATGGGGAAGTGGTTAAAAAGTTTATTTCAATCACTGATGCCTATAAGGAAACTGGTATAGATTTTCGTCAGATTTCAAGCGTCTTGTGTGGTCGGGCAAAGACAGCACATGGTTATAAATTTGAATATATAAAAATATGAGAATTTGCTTTACCAAATCCCAACTCACCGACTTCTATAATCGGGTGGTGGGAGTTAGTGAAAAAGTAAAACTAAAAGAACCCCAGATAACCATAAAACCGATAAGAACCATTGCCGATGAAGCGATCAGATTCGTAAAAGAAAATCCCGGTTCGTCTTTGGTAGCCAAAGAGTTTAGAAATCCAAGAACTAAAGAACTGGAAAGCGGGCCGAGATTGTTTCAACGAATCGGGGAATCAATCAGAAACGGAGAATTGAATTTAGAGGAGCTTCCTAAAATAGTAACTAAATATGGGTTGTCCGCGAATGAAACTGCGCGATTGTTTGAAGACGCGGCTACTTATTCAGGCAGAACACTACAAGCTCTTTCAAGAGTAGAAAAAGAAATCAGGGCTTTACTGCCGGATATTCAACTTCCCGAACGAATACCTACTTTGTGGGAAAGGTTTAAGTCGGGTTATCTGGCAGTAGATAACTTCAGGCGTGGGCTTTTGGTAACCCAACTCGCGACAGCCGCCCGCAATGCTATTTCTCAAACTGGACGATATTCTTTAGGAACGATTACGGATGGAATGAATGGGGTTGTCAGTAAAATGACCGGACAAAAAGAATCATTTACTCCTTTCTTTGAAGATATCGCGGCTGTTTTAAGAAAATTCTCAAAAGGGAATGTGGAAAAACTAGAGAAGGTGTTGACTAAAAATCCTATTGAATCTGCTCGGCTTTATAATACGCCCGTGGGAGATGTGGCTTTGACAGGGAAAATAACCAATACCCTAAACGCTTTTAATAGGGGACAGGAATACTTTTTTAGAAATCTTATTTTAGACGCAAAACTTAATGCTGCCTCAAAAAGAGAAGGAATAAAAATTGAGGATCTGGGAGCGGGTGAGGTAGAAAGAGCCGTTGATGAGGCATTGGATTGGACTTTCGCTAAAAGCCCGATACGAGGAAGTTTTGGAGATAGTATAATGAGAATGTATCGAGCAATGCCCCCCCTTACCCTCATCAATCCATTTCCTCGTTTTATGTCTAACGCGGTGAAATTTCTATATGACTATTCTCCGGCCGGAATAATGAGTTTATTTAATTCTAAAACACGGGCGGCAATAGCGGCCGGGGATTATAACGCCATTTCAAAGGCAATTATCGGAACTTCTATGTTGGGGGGAGCAGTGGCGATCAGAGCGAACGAAAATCTTGCCGGTGAAAAATGGTATGAAATTAAATATGGCGACAAGAGAATTGATACCCGTGCCTTCGCGCCGTTTTCTACTTATCTGTTTTTTGCAGAACTAATGGTTAATGGCTCGGAAAGAATATCAGGCAGTGATTGGGCGCAAGCTGCTATAGGGATAAATAGAGTAGCTGGAACGGGACTGGCTTTGATTGACTTGGTGGGACAAAAAGTGGATGCAAAAAATGCGAAGAATGTCGTAAATGGGATTGTATCATCTTATGTTGGAGGATTTACCGTTCCTTTCATAACCATTAAAGACATCGTAGGGAATTTTCGTTTAGAAGAAAGAGCCGTAAAAGAAACCAAAGAATTGCCCGTGATCGGTGGGGCGATAGGCAATATCCCCGGATTAAATGAACTTTTACCGACAAAATTTTCTATGTTTGAAGATAAACCCCTTGAAAGAGAACAATCTTTATTAAGACAACTTACAGGAATTACCCTAAAAACGAAATCTTTTATCGAGAAAGAACTTGATAGAATGGGAAAAGATGTCGGTGATTTAATTCCTAAAACCGGCAATCTTGAGGCCAATAGGGTTATCTCAAAACAAACTGGGGTAATTTTAGATCAATTCAACGACAAACTGAATCTGAGCGAAAAATATAAGACAATGGGAGATGATGAGAAATTGGAATTTATTAAAAACTTAGTTTCAGAAGCAAAAAAAGAAGCCAAGGGAGAGGCGGCTTCTGATTTGGCTGGAGTAGTTTATAATGAACTTAAAAAAGTTTCTTCAGAAAAAAGAAAAGAAACAATTATCCAATTAAAAAATCGGGGGTTAATAACTGAAAATATCCTTGACTATTTGATGCCTATGCTGGAAGCGCAGCCTTTAGCCAAATAATTCCTGAAATCCGACCAAAAGTATAGCGAAAATAATAATTCCGCCAAGAGTCAAAACCAAATAACCAATAGAACCCATTACAATTTCTTTCATATAAGTTCAAATAATACCAAATTTAAAATAAAAAAGCAATATGGACACGATACAACTTGATTCAGAAAGTAGATTACAAATGCGGGTTATCGCTTTGGAAACTGCCGTAGAACAATTTGGGCAAGTCCATACCAGATTAGAAAGATTGGGCGAACTTGAAGCCAGAATTAAGGTCTTAGAAGAAGCAAGAATCCGACAAATTGCTTTTAACATCGAAGTATCTAATAGATTAACGAGGACGGAAAAACCAGTAGAAAAAGTAATTAAATTTTGGCCATGGAAATAAACGAAAAAAATATGTCAAAACTCACCCGCCTTTTGGCGGTGATGGATGACGACACACTAACCCGTAAAGAGTTTATAGACGCTTTTCAAAAAGTAGTGGATTTGGTTTTACAAATAAAAGCCGAGAACGAAAGAGTGGTTACAATGATTAAAGGATTGTATGATCAAATGGCGGCCAAACTGGAAAATGACTCCGTTTCGGGCCGTTCAGAACTTAAAAAACAAATAACAGATTACTGTGAAAAAGAAATGTCGGGAATGATGAAAGCCCACGAAAAGAAAATGTATGAAATGGATGAAAAAATGGAGACGATAAAATCAGGCAAAGACGCGGATGAAGAAAAAATCGTTCAAGACGTTCTTACTCAAATAAAACTTCCCAAACAAAAAGAGATTATTTTGGACGGACCCAAAGAGCTTAAAAGCAAACTTGAATCTCTGAAAGGCGATGATAGAATAAATATAGACGCCATCAACGGACTGGATGAGGAATTTAAGAGATTAAAAGATATTCTTTCTGGGATTCCCAGGGCGCGGGCGATGGGCAGAGCAAAAGTGCCTATTACAAGAGCGCAGAACTTAACATCTCAGGTGGATGGCGTAGTTAGTACGTTCACTTTAGACCCAGATACCACTGCGGTTTTTGGGGTTTTTGGAACTCAATTCCCTGTGAATTTCAACGCTGGAACAGATTGGACATTCGCGGGAAGAACTTTAACTTTAGTAACTGCTCAAGTCGGGGTTCCACAAAGTGGACAAACGCTTTGGGCTTTGACCGAGGTATTATTTTATCCATGAGTAAATTGAAACCATTTTTAATAGGATTATTACTCGCCTCGGCTGGGATTGTTTTAGCCGCGCCCGCTTCTACGATTTTAAGAAACATATTGCCGGAAACAGATAATGTTTA